ATTAGAATCATCCTGTACTCCTTCATCCCAATGTTGGCCGGTGCTGCCACTTTCAGCCAGCCTCTTTTTAGCACTTCCAATATCACCTTGTCTTTTTTCTGCCTTTGCTACGGCTGCCGCAAGATCATTTACTTGTGATGCAGTTCTAGCTGGGGTTGCTCCAATATTCTGTCTCCGTTGCGCTCTACTTTGACGTGGATTAATTCTTTCCTGAGCTTGCATCGCTGCTAGTTTACTGGGATTTGTTTTGATAGTTGGGGCAACTGTTTTATATCCTCCCGTATATCCAAACGGATTCTTTTTTGTTTTTTTCGATTCATCCGTCTCCATCGTAAATCCACTATCATCATAGCTTGGGATATTAGATGGGCCTACTTGATTCGCTCTGGCAAATCTACTAAGCAATCCTTTTTCTGCACCAGTTATGTAAGCCAGTTCAGTATCAGAACTTGTTGGTTTACGACCTCTGAATTTTCGAGGGACTGTTATCCAGTCGCTTCCTAAATCACTTGCGCCATATTTTCCAGCCATAACCTATCTCCTGATTCCTCTCGACGAATAGTCTACATAAGCTCCTTGCAGAGTTATAGGCTTATCGTATGTAGAACTATTTGCAATAATTAATCCCATGTTTGTTCCTATACCATTTATCTTTACACGTTCTGATGCAACCACCGTAACTCCTGTACTGCTATTACTTATATCAGACTCACTCCACTGGTCTGCAGTTACACTAACCGAATAGTCACTTGATATTGGTGACGAAGGAGGAGTAAACGTACCGCCAAAGTCATAAGAAGGCGTAACTGTTAAGCTAGTTGAAGTATCAGCATTAATTTCAAGGTTTAACTCTCTGAACCTCTTCCTTTTTCCTGGAGAATCATAATGATAGTACGCTGTTCTAATGAATGCGTCTATTACTTCTCCATCAAAGTTAGTACCTGAGTCAATCCTTCTAACATAGCCGTCATCAAAACCACCATATAAAACCTCAAATCCATTCTCATCTTCAGCCGAGGCTAAACAAACTACTTGATCGGTCATAGTAAATGGCATAATACCTTGATTCTTTTTATTAATAAAGGTCATTGCAAGACCCGTTTTATCATTAAAAAATAGGCGATACTGATTCTTTCCTCTAACCTTTATAGATCCTACTGTATTCTCTTTCTTTGATTGTATATATGGATCGACCTTATCAGATGCAACAGCTGATTGGAAGTCACCGAAATACTGAACTGTAAATAGTGATGTTAGACCTCTATCATCCAAGAAGAATGTCTGATCCATCTTCTGTAGTGTATATGCTATAGCGCCTGCACCTGCATGGAATTGCCTTAAATCCCAATCTGCAGAAGAAGTGCCATATAGCATATACGCATTATTTCTAGTAAATATAGACATCACGTTGTTAACTTCTGTGGAAAAACCGCTAACAGTATCTCCTACATTAAGTTCAGCTGCTCCAGTTATTATACTCCATTGATTTGGATAGGCTATACTTGAATGCTGTATAGAGCCATTTGGATAGGAGAAAAATAAATGTAATTGGTGGGCAGCTACATGCTCAGGCGTATCAGTTTCCATCCCTGTTTTTATCTTTATGAATGTAGTCCCATCATAAGAGAATCCGTTATCTACAGTATTAACCCCATACATAGTTATTCCAGAGGCTTCACCCCTGAAATTATACGTAACAAATTCATACAATCCACCCGGTTGTAATGTCTGCTCATATTGAGTTCCGTCTGCCTTTGCCACCGTAACCGCTGTTGGTTCCGAAGCGCCATTAACTAATGCATGTTGAACTCCATTAATATTTATTGCTTCATTATTCGTCCAAGTACCACTATTATTTTTTACTGAAATATAACCAGAAGCATCACCAGCATCAATAGTTCCGCTTGTTATTGTTATGCTTGTAACATCTGCAGTCTTTCCAGAAGTACCACCAACAAGAGAATCCCCTTCACTAATTTCCACTGAACCAGTATCAAACGCCAGTAATGGCATCGTTAAATTTTCATTATCAACGAATGTTCCAGTTACATTAGTAAGAACCATGGTGCCTGCTGCGCCTGTCTCCCATAAACCATGGTAAGAGATTCCGGCTAAGTCACCCTGAGCTCCACCAGCCCCAACTATAGTTGTAGGTGTTCCAGTATCTCCTGGCACTGGTTCGCCATCCGTAGTAGTTCCGTCAAAATTTAATGCTGTTCCTAGATCAACTTCTTCCCATCCTGTAGAAGTGCTCTTATGCATTCCAGCAGTAGCTCCACCAGATTTATTACGAAATGCATATACATTGGCCCCATACTGCCAGACTCCTAATACACTACCCTCTCCAGGCACAACGTCAATGATGCTTCTCTGGTCTTCTATTGCTATTATTGCTTCAGGAACAATAGTGGAACCACTATATTTATCCCTTAATACAGGAGGACCATAGGAAAGAGCGGTAGCAAGAAGCCCCATTAGCCGATCCTAAAGACCGATAACTGACCATAATGCATTTGGAAATTCTCAGAATTACTTCCATGCCCGTTCTTGACTTGAGCAATAACATCCGTATAAGTAGTATGTCCAGTAGTATCAATTATTCCAGAAGCCGATACCATATTATCTAAAGTTGCAGCCACCTTTTGAACTGCTGCATCATAACCGGGATAAGTTACACCAGCGCCATCTATATTATGGGCAATTCTGAATGTCCATATCACGGTATCAGTTCCAGTCTGAGCAAAACTTATACCAAGATTTATCATAAAGAATCCTTTATCATATATCCTGATTCTATCGTTAGCGAAATCGGCATCTGCTCCCACAGTCGTTGAAGATACACTGCCAGTGTCGTCTGGTCCGTCAGCACCCACAGAATCAGCATTCCAATCTATTGTTGCTGTTGCTCCTGATGCTACCGCCTGACTTGCCGGTGTTCCAGATGGTGAATATATTGTCGCAAAACCACCCATTCCAGACTCTGTAAACTGTCTGACCATTTGGGCAGTGATAGCGCCTGTCGTGTTATCAGCAAAACTGGTGCCAGTCAAAATTGCCCTAGTTTTTCTTAATGCTGTTGGTGTTGCGTTTCCCATTATCCATACTCCACATTAAATGCGCTTCCAAAAGCGCTATTCTTGTTTAAAAAAAATAGTGTTTCCCCATCTTGAAGGGTTCCAGTTCTAGCCCCAAAATACACATACCCTTCCGCGTCTGAAGTAGAAAAAGTACCGGCTGCATCATCCCCGGTTATATCTTCTACATCAACTCTTAATACAGAACCTATACCACCACTAGTTTCACCTTTAAGTAAATCCCCTATAGATGGAATCTGCATATCAAATGCAGAACTAAAAGCGCTCGTAAATACAGAATCCCTAGCAGTGCCAATAGTAAAAGGAATCCTATATACAGTTATTTCAGAAGGTAATGTTTGCCCATCAAATCTTTCATAACCATCTATTCTTCTATAGCGCCCACGAATATCAATCTCAAAATTATCAGCGGCTACCAATTCTCCCGGCTTTAATGCCAAAGAGGGATCAACCATATTAACGCCGCCTTCGAATGGAAAATAGGTAGATTGCAACCTACTAGGCTGTATATCTCTTTTTCTTAACTTACTCATTCGGGTCTCACTACAAAATTAAATGCATCTTGAGCGGAAGAAAATCTTCTATTCTTCTGTCTGGGCAATTGATCCGCCTCCAGTTTATCTAGTAAATCTTCAAATTCAGCCAAAGAGCCAGCCATAATTTCAGGGGCATCTTCATTCTCTGCATAATACATCTTGGCTCTGGCTATTATTATCTTATGAAATCGAGGGGGAATAGCGGATATATCTCCATCTGAAGACAAAACCGTAGGAATAGTCCAATATTCAGTAGACACCGCCGTGGATGAATTTGGAGTGGGATACAAATCAATAACATTATCTGGTCTTACAGAAAAAACTTCTGGAATATCAGAATCAATAGTGCCATATTTATATGAATCACGATATTCATTCCACTCCATATATTCTAGAATCTGATAATCTTCACTCGCTTTATCCCAGACTACAGAATCTAATTTCCAGTTACCTAAAGTAGTCGGCGAAACCAATGTAGCGGCTCCACTTGAGGCCGTTATATCCACCTGCGCCCAAAGAAAATCCCAATCAAACCACCTGCTCTGTATATCTTGATCTGCTTGTGAAATATAACGCACAACAGAAGTCTCTTCTTCCGAAAGAGTAGTTGCGTCTACAGAAGACGGACCTGTCCCTGGTATTCCAACATCCCTAGCCATGTCTTGACATAAAACTAAATATGTACTCATTTAAGATTTCCCAATATATCTGATACTATATTTTCTGGTTTAATA